TATTAATAAATTGTGTAATTTGATTACTACCAAAACCACCAGCAAATGATGCCGATCCAAGTAGTAAAGCTTCTTTACCACCCGCTTTTAATCCTTCTTTAATAAATATATCCCACCATTCTGAAAATGTATCAACATCTCCTCGTATCAACGCTTGCATATACATTTCTCGAATAGTACCAGCAGTAAAACCCGCACTAGCAGCAGCACCAGTTTTATTACGCGTTGTTGCATAACCAATCGCACCACCAGCAACATAGATAGGAAGATCTGGTAATATTGTGCCAAAACTTTGTATAGCTCTTTCTATATGTCCAGTATCAGCAAATTCTTCTTGCATAAAAGAATCTGGGAGTTTGCCATCAGTGTGGTATTGATATGCTAAATTAAATATACTTTGACTTAACCCTCGTTCCCAATATTTTGAAAATTCAAATTCTTCGCCAACAGCACCTTCTTTTATTTTACCTGGCATAGAAGTAATATCATCTGCTGTAATACCTAATACTTCTGTTGTTGTTTCTTTTTTTAATTGAGATAATTTTTCATTTTGTTCATTCATTAATGATTGAAAAGTTTTTTTATCAATTTTATTTGCTTGGTAATCAGCTAAAATTTGATCCATTTTATTTTGTGGATCTGTTACCTCTGGACTTTCAACATTAAATTTTTGTACTTGTTTTACTGGTTCTTTAAATGTGTTAACAACATTATTCCAATATTCAGATGCAATATTAGTTTTAGGTTCTTTGAAACCCCAAAAATCTTTTATTTCTGACGTACTAAAATTAGCTTGTTGTAATTCTAAAGTTTTATTTTTGCGATATTCTTCAATTTCTTGTTTACTAAATCCGCCACTTTCTAACTCTTGTAATTCTATTAATCCCTCTCCAGACATTACTGTTTAGCTTTCCAATTTTTATATTCTTCACTCTGATAATATTCTTCAATTGACTGATTTGGTTTTCTTTGTGGTTGTGAATTTTTATCAATTGGAACTTCCATACCAAAAGATTCTAATACCTCATTTGTCAGTTGTTCATCAGTTGGTATAAACTCAGCAAGATTTTTTAAAATAAAATTATCTGATTGTGAGTTTAATAATTGTATTGGACTTTTACCTTCTTTAATTCCTTGATCATATGCTTCTTTCATTATTAGAGTAAAATCAAAAAATCTTGATTCTGATTTAGTATTATATTTTTGATATAATGGATTACCTAATATTTGATCTTCGTAAGCTAAAAGAAAATCTTGAAAAGCTTGTTTTTGATATAATACATCTTGATTATTTTTATTTATAATTAAACTGTACAATTCTTTTGCTTGAGAATGACCTATACCATCTGCACCTGTCATATCTAAAATACTCATCATTTCGCCATTTGCATTAGGAATAACTTTCTCTGTAACAGATGAAATTTTACCCTCCATAATCATTTTAAATGCTTTGTCGTATAATTCTAAACCAGCATCAGTTGGTAATAATCCACTTTCTCTTTTTGCAACTAAATTTTTTAACGCAGTTTTATATTCTACACCTTGTTTGCCTTCAAATTCTAATGCGTCAATATCAGAAATAGTAAGTGTACCATTGATTGTTTTATCATAAGAATCAACAAACAATTCATCGTTTGCTTCTATTTCTAATCGTTGCTCTTGTGTTTGTTGAAAACTTATTTCTGCACGCACATGAGATCGTTGTTGGTTTATTGCTTTATTGAAATCAGATTTACCTTGTGCATCTAATTCATTGTATACTTCTTGTAATTCTTCGTTGCCACCAAAGTTACCAGTCTTTGCTTCTTTGTATAATTCATCTGCAACTTCTAATGTCATGTTTGCATCAGTTGGCATAAATGCTACAAGAGTATCAATATCCATTGCTCGTGCATTATTAATAGCGGGATCTTTTAATTTAACTAAAGTTTGGGGATCTAATCTTCCATCCCAATATCCTTGTTCTAATAATTTTAAAAATTGTTTTGGATTTTCATCAACCATTTTAGTTGCTTCTAAACCAAACAATTCTCTTTTTGCTGTGTCTATAGCAATGTGTGGTAATTCAGTTAAAATTAAATCATTAGCTGCTTCTATAAATATATTTGGTTCATCTGTTCCAAATAATTTTTTTATTGCTAATTCTCTTTTTGGGTGACCAGGTTTATAATTTAAGTAATCATTAAATAAATTTGTTTTTTCTACATTAAAAGCATCAACCGCATTTTTAACATCAATTTTTCTAATATTTGATCCAACATCAATATTTTCTACTGCCAACAAATCATTATATTTTGCAGTAAATAATTGTTTAACAACATTATCATCCATGTTTTTAATGGCATTGTTGTATATTTTTTTTGTTGTATTTTCCCAATCTGCTTGTGATGTTGTGGTATCTTGATTGGCTAGTATATTTATTTTAGCTTCATTAATTAAAGGTAATATATTATTGTAAGCATTTTTAACTTTTGTTTTTCTATTTAAGGTTAATTGTGCTTTTTTAAAATCAGATTCTAATTCTTCATTTAATTTAAAAACATCTGTTTTGTATTTTTCATTTAATTGATATTTTTTTAATTCTTGTTGTGTGTTTAATTTATCTAATGCAACCTCTTGATCTGCTTCTGCTTTTTGAAACTGACTAGCAATACCAGTTAACTTGTCTGCTTGATTACTTAATTGACGAAAAGGTAAAGTAGCAGCATCACTAACATTAGGGATAGCAAATGGCACGCCACTTGTTCGTTGCGATACGTTTTTATTTTCAAAAGTAGGAATTTGTACCATGTTAATTTAATAGAACTCCATATTTTTCATGCAATTTTTCTGCATTAGAAATTTGTAATTGCATTACTCGTTTCATGTTGTTGTTAGAAATATCAATAAGAGTTTGTTGTTTATTTAACATATCTGCATTAAGTATTTTTGCATTAGCAGCTTGTGTTTTAATTAAATTATTTGTTGCATATGCACCAACCATTGTACCCGCTGCATTAAGAAAAGATGAAGCTCTTTGTGCTCTTGCATTAAACATTGCAACATTACCTTCCATTCGTGCCATTACTGCTTGTTGTCTTGCATCATCACTCATAACCTGTGCATCGTATAAAATGTTTTGACGTTCCATTTCTGCTTCGGTTAAATTGTATTCTAATATTTCAAGAGGAGTACCAGCAAGTTTAACACCCGCTTTCATATAAGCAGTTAATGTTGATGATTGTTGCTTGGCAAAAGATTTATTAAAAACTTTTACATTTCTATCGCCAATAGCCAACGCTTGATCTGCTTTACTGTCGTATATTTCTGCATTACGATCAGCAATTGATTTTTGATAACGACCAGCAGCCATTGCCGACTGACCAGCTAACAAACTTCCCGCTGCACTTACACCAGCAGCTATAACCATAGGAGGAGCCATTATTTAACCCTCGCAAATCTAATATAATCTTCGTTGTTTTGATATTTTTTCATAACTCCCTCTTGTTTCATTCCTAACCATTTGGCAAAACGATGACCCAATAAAAAATCTTTTTTTACTGCTGTTTGTAGTCTGGTTATTTTGTATTCTTTTACTAAAACATCCATGACTTTTCTTATTACTTTAGCTGCACCAATACGATGTTGCCAAATTAAATGAGAACCCATTACCCAACCTTCAAACACATTATCCCAAATTGGTATAACCCCACCAGCACAAACAATTTTATTATCATAAATAACAGTAAAAGACATATCTTCTACTTCCAACCCATCTAATTGTTTATGGTATTTTTTATCTATTTCTGTTTGTGGATCATTCATTAATGAATTTACCATTAAGTGTGCGTGTTCTTTTTTAAATTCTATTAATTCTAAACTACCCATCGTTAACTGTCAGCATTGGATAAATAGATAATAATGTTAATGGCAGTGGTTGTGTCTGTCTAACAAACACATGACCATCTGTATTAAAATCATCTCTAAATTCAACTTGCTTATCCCCTGTAAAAAGTGGAACAGCAGTGTCCATTGCCGCAGCGCTAGATCGAAAAGGTATGCGTTCCATATCTGTTAGACTCGCACCCACCTCAACCCCAACAGTTTCATGGAGTCGTAAAGTTACTTCATTAATTCTTTTTGTTTTTGATTGTGATGTACCTTCATTGCCTTGACTTTCAATACGCATTGTTTGTAGTAATGACGTAAAAGGTAATCCAATATGTACTTTAGTTGATGATCTATCTAATGTAATTCCACCTCCAGATACAGTTTTATTAGGATGTGTTGCTCCATCAGCTAATATTGTTACAGATTGACCTTCTAAGTGATCTAATCCAGAAATACTTGTTGTTGCTCCACCAGAATAAGTAAGTCCACTATCGACATAAAAAGCATCTGTTTGATCTGTCCCATAATCAAATAAGGTTAAATGTTCAACATAGCGTCTAGTAACACTATTAATTGTACGTTTAACAATAATATATAATTCATCTTCATTTGAGTCAGCTGGAATGCTCGCAACACTCTCTACAACTGCTTGATCAGAACCAAATACACCACCTAAAATATGGCGATGCCATCCAACAACTTGCTCTGTTCTTGCATACGTTAAACCTAATAATGTACCATCAGATCTTACACACCATAAAATACTATCTGGTTCTTGTTGGTATGCCATTTCTGTAATACCACCATCACTTATATGTTCTGCCAACAACGTCATATCTTGTGCTTGATATTGGTCAATATTTAGATTGTATGTTAATTCTCTAATTTTTCTTTTGGCACGTTGTAAAAACATTGTAACATTTTCTATTTGCACTGCATCTACGTTTGCTGCTCCATAACTTGATTGTTTTTGTATTTGAACATTTGTTGGAGTTATTGGTAAAGTTGTACCAGATCCACTAACAACAAATTCTCCTCCTACTGTACCAACAATCAACGATCGTTGTGCCGACATATACCGAATAGCATTAACTTTATTAGATGCTATTGTGTATACCATTGCATCTGCATCTGCCGATCCAGTTGTAAAATTTTCATAAGAACCAGATTTACTAAACCATAATGTTTGTGGATTATTATTTGATCCCGCAAAAACTAATCGTTGTTCAAAAAAAGTTACACTACTAGGAAAGTAATCTGTTGTAGTATTTAATACTGGGTCTGTTAATTTATTAACTTTGTCTGATCCACCAGCAGAAAATGTACCATAGCTGCTAGTGTTTAAATCATTACCATCTGAATCTTGTAAATTAAAAGTTGTTGATGATCCAACAGTACCAACTTTATAAACATTACCATTTAGTTGTGTCATGCCACCAATGTCTGTAAATGTAACAAAATCCCCTTCGGACAATCCATGATCCGCAGACGTTGTTACTACCCCAGGATTTGCTTTTGTAACAGCACTAACAGTTTTATCTTCTGATGTTACTAAAGAAGGTGTTGTTAAACTCCAATTAGTATGTCCAGAACGTGATAATTTTCGTATCGCATAACCTGGATGCACCAAGTACATTAAGTCCGCACTCTGTGCAAATTTTATCGTTGGTAAATCAGCAGTCGCATATGGCGATGCAATTTCATAAATTTTATTGGCAACACCAGCAGAACCATACGCTGTATACCCAGTTGTATTAACATTGTTTCCATCAACGTCTTGTATCTCAAAAGTGTTGGTGGTTTTATTTGCAACTTTAAATGTCTTTCCATTTAATTCGGTCATTCCAACAACGGATGTAATAATAACATAATCGCCATTGGAATACCCATGGGAGGTAGCAGTTATAACCCCAGGATTAGCTTGGGTTGCACCACTAATGGTTTTATTACTTTCCGTAATAATACCTTGGTCTTTATAAAAACGTATATATTGATTACCAAACTCCATAATGTACGTTTGTGTAGTCGAAAACTCAAAAGGAATTAATCGTGTTTGTGCAGAGCTTGTTTTTACTTCATGGATAAATTTAGTACCAGATCTTCGACTAGCACCACCATGAGGATGAATTAACATATTTTCTAATGTTTTTGTGCCATTAAAATATTTGTTTAAATCTGTTCTACCATCCAATCTAGGCGATAATTCGCCAGCAGTAAAATTGGTAAAGGCAACAGTTTGTTTAGCCATTAGTACCTCGAATTAATAAATGATCCAGCATCTAAATTATCTGCTGTGCCTTCGGTTGCGTCTGCAAATCTAGCTTCACGCAATTTTTCTAAATAGGTTTCTTTCATTTGTGCTGCTAAAGACGTAGAAGAAGTTATTGCATAACATAATTCAGACGCTAATCGTGCAGCGATAGTTTCTTGAAGTAAAGTATCATACTCGTTTACATCAGTTATTTTTGCAATGTAAATTAAATACACTGTTGTTTCATCGGTTAATAATTTTCTACCTTCAATTTTAAATTTTTGTCCAGCATCCAAATCAGATGACGATCCATCGTGATGACCACCAAGTTTTAAGACACGCAAACAATCGGAAGGTAAAGTATATTGATAAGTATATTCATGTGTTGGTGTATCTGTTTCCGCTGCTAATTGAACACGCTTAATTAAACAGTTCCACGCATGACTACGAAAAATTGCATCACGCACTGGTTCATATCGTTGGTTTAATAACCTAGCGTTTTTACTGTCCTCTGTAATGTCAGTAATGTTGTTTGCACCCAGCATATTTAATGCCGAGTTACATATTTCTACTTTAGATGCCATTTACTTTTTCTTTTTTGGAAAACCCGCTTTCATATTTGCATATGCTTTGGAGCTTATTGTTGATTTAGATTTAGGTCTTGAAGTACCCGCTTTTTTTCTTTTATTAATATTTCCGTACAAACTATTTTTAGTCATTGTTTCTCCTGTAAAAAAAAAGGGGGATTCAAAAATCCCCCCAAAGTATTTATTGAGTCCAGTAAACCCACGCATAAATAGTACCAGTGATAGATGCACCACCAGTAGTAATTATAATGTCAGTTTGACTTGAAACTTTATACCCAAGTCCAGCAACTGCTGTGTTAGCAGCTGTTGAACCACCAAGCATAGACTGGACCTGCCCAGCGGCATTCCAAGTTCCAACTGCAGCAAGGTATCTATCATCATCGCCTGAATCTCCAACTTTTAAAGTTGATGATGCACCAAGAGCATCAGCTTTGATAACTACATCATGTATAGTTGCTCCCGCTGGTATTCTTGCAATTGTGATGTCAGAACCACTTGCTAAAGAAGATGCTTCGTAAGTATCGTGCCATACCATCATAGGAGAGTTGTTACCCCCATCGGCATTAACCGCTGGTACAGCATCAAGATTAGTTATTGCAACTGATTTTACACTAGCCATATCTTATCCCTCCTACTCGTTACAAGGAATCTGAACGACTTTTTCTTCCTCGAGTCTTGTTGCACCAATGCTCATGCAATAGTAAACTTGAGTGCTGTAAGATTTATCAGCTCTCTCATCTATTCTTGCAGTAACATCTTTACCAATTGCTAATTTAATAGCATCTTTAGTAAATGCAAAAACGAGTCTATCGTCAGTATTACTTGCATCAAAGTTAAGTCTGTTAGACATAATAAATTTAAACCCTAGGAAAGAGTCAACTTGACCTTGCGCTAGAGCTTTAACTGTATTGAAGTCTGAATTCTTAACTTCAGTTGTGTTAAGCAAATCACTTATTTGAGTTGCTCCGCAAACCACATATCGTGGTAAGCTTGGATCTACGTCAGCTAAATCCATTTTCTTCTTAGCATCAAGAAGTTTAGCAATTGTTAAACCATCAGATTGGTTTGATGTTGCAAACTTTTGAGAACTAGGAAGTGCAACAGATGTCGCTCCTGTTTCTCCAGAATAGGCTGTACCGCCTAAAGCTGTGATGATTACATCATCCATTGCTCTACCCATTGCAGCTGCTGCTGCTTTAGCGTAGCTTGATGTAGGATCAATCAACATTCTTACTTTGTCAGCATCATCAATAAGATCTGCCCACTCGTAATCAGCAAGTGATACCCTTCTTCTAGAGTGAGGTGTATCAATTTGCGGAGTCGAAGAATGTCTGGAAGTTCGTATTTGAGCAGCGACAGAACCGACTTGTTCAAAATACGCATTTTTTCCAGTGATTGTTTCCACATCAACAGCTTCACGCAAACGGCTACCCATTTGTTGTGAAAGCATTTGTACATTAGAACCATACTGCTGTACAAAAGCTGTTGTAATTTGATTAGACATAATGTCCTCCTTTTCAAATTAATGGTTAAAATGTTCGAGAGTTATCTACAAAGTAGGTTCATCTGCATTTTACAACTGTTAGTTGATCTTCTATTCAGATTGTCAAACTGGATGCTTACGCACTACCCAGTTGAAACAGGATGTATCATGTTGTTGAGATCAGCAACTTCTTTTACTGCTGCATCGTGGTTTGGATGTTCTTTAATCCAATACGGATGATTAATATCTCCCATGATTTTAGAAACTTCTTTTTGTGCTTCTTGTGGAGTAAGTAGTCCACCCGCACTTTCTTGACCAGCACTAATAGTATCTTCACTAAATTTTTCTGACATTGTTGCCAATGCTTTAATAAAACCTGGATGATTACCAATAGAAGTTCCATCTTGTAACTTTACTTCTGCCAATTCTTCGGCAAAAAAATTTTTAAATACATCATTTGCTTGATTTAATTTTTTATCATACGCTAAACCAAACTCTTTGCGTAGCGCAGTTTCATTATTAACACGATTTAATTCTTGATCTTTTTGTGCATTATCTAATGATGTTTGTTCTAAATTTCCATAATAATCTAATACACCTTGTAATTGTTGTGGTAACAATCCAAGTGTATGTGCGTGGGAAATGAAATCTTTTACAGGTTGATCGTTTGCACCTTCTTGTAGATTATATTGAACATCATATTTCTCTGGCGAAGATGGTACACCTAATTTTGTAAATGTTTCTTTCCAATCATCATCGGTAAAATTTTTTGTTGGCACTGGCATTTTATCTGCACCCACCATTCGTTGTGCATGAATATAACTTTTTGCTAATTGTCCAGCATCTGTAAAATTTTGTAAAGATGATTCTGATCGTATATCTTCTGGTAATGAGTCGATAAACGATGGTTGAGCTTGTGGTTGTTCGTTGTTAACTGTTGCAGTCGGTTCAGATTGCACTTCTGGTGCAGTTGTCTGTTCTTCCATTTATTTTTTCTCCGTTGGTTGTGGTTTTAACATTGTTTTAATCCACAAAGTAACTGCTCGCATTCCTTCTAAGTTTGCCGATTTATAGGGATCAACATCAAAAGTAGATGTATGTATTCCAGTTCTATTTTCTAAATCTTGTAAAACTGCTGCACCTTCTTTTGTACTAAAAGTTATTTGATATGCTTGTCGTAATTCTTTAATAACTTCTTCTTGTGTTTTAGCTGGCATTCAATTCCTTCAATAATGGAGCTGCTTTACCTCCCGCTTCTGCCATTTGCGATGCTCTGTCGAGTTCCGCTTGTTGTGCTTGTGCTTCGGCTTGCTGCTCTCTTATCTCCGCAACCTCTTGATCTGATCGTAATACTTTTCTTGGTACACCGAGTACATCCGTAATATGTTTAACAAGTTTATCTGCATCCAAGTAATCCATCACTGGTAACATTTGTGCTAGTGGTGTGATAATTTCTAAGGAACGTAGTATTGCTTGTACATCGCCAGTACGTTGCGATCTAGCTAAAGGAGAAACATATTCTATATCTATTGTGCTACCTTGCAAACTGACTGGCGGTGTTGGTAATAAACCTTTTCTTAACATAATATTAAAAGATCTTGTAATAAGAGGTTGTAACATTTCTGCTTGAAGTCTACCTAATACTGGTGCAAGTAATCGCATTTTTTCTTCGTTACGTTGCATAACTTCGGTTGCAGTCATTCGTACATCTTGTGACATTAACAACTGGTCTACAAAATATGCTTGTCGAATAGCTTGGCGTCTTTGATCTTCTAAATTTAATCCAACTGGTGTATTTGCACCAATGTTTAAAGGTTCAATTCTATCTCTTGTACCAGATCTATAATAATTTAATCCTCCAGGTTGTGTTCTTACTGGTAAAACAAAACTATCGTCAGGTACTAATAAAGGTGGATCAACCATCTTTTGTGCTGCCTTAATGGTTGTTTCAGACATTTTATTTATCATCTTCACATCAGCGAGTGCTGTCATAGATGGCGATCTACCATATATCTCGGAAGATGATTTTAACCAACGAGGAACAACAAAAGGAAACTCATTAAATCCAGATGTTGAAATTATTTTTTTATCTTCGTGGTCATAATAAATTGATACAAAAGGCATGGACATATTATCCATCTTGTATGGGTTTTGTTTATCATTAGGTTTTACACAATGATGTAGTGTTATTTCGTCATACGGATTTTCTTTTGCAATTTCTATTAATCTTTTTGTTAAGTTATCGCCAAATCGTTGATAGGCAGCTCTTGCTGTTATTTTAAATTCTCTGTGTACTGTATCAACTACCCCTTTATCATTTTCGGCAACATATATTTCTTTGATGTGTCTTGTTGAAAATCGTAAAAACTTTTGATCATCTTCTTCAATCATCATACACGAAGTGCCAAAGGTAACTAGGTCGGTATACAACTCATGTATTTCTTGTTGAAAATTAGATCTGTCTAAGGCAATGTACATGGATTGTGTACACGCTTCTAACCATTCTCTACTTTCTTCATCTTGTGCCAAAGCTTCGTTTTTATATCGCATACTAAACCAAGGAGTAGCAGCATTGGTTAACATTCCATGCAAAGAAGAAGATAATAATTCTGCCGCATGAAGTGCAGTACCATCATAAATAAATTCTGTACGTTTATCGCCTTGTGATCTTGATTTATTAACATCAGCTCTACGAGGTAAAACATAATCAGCTATTTCTTGCCAATGACTCTCCCAGTTTTGTCTTTGTGTTTTCAGTTTATCAAACTGATTAGCAATCATTTGTGCATTTTTCATATTATAATCCTAATTTTTCTTTTAATGATTTTTTGCCTTTAGTCAGACCAAGGTTCATAATACCTTGTACATTTCTTTGTGAAGTAAATTTTTTACCTTCTTGTTTTGCATTAAAGCCTTGCATATAATCACCATATGCTGCTTCTGGTTGTGCTGCATTTGTTAATGCTGTTGCTGCACTAGCTCGCATTGCTGTTCCACCTATACCTG